CAAGGAGGAGGTTCCCATCAACACGCTGACCGTCCACCAGAAGTGCAAGGCTCTCAACTTTGGCATTGACCCGGTGTACCTGGCCACCATTGACAACGGCCTCTACACGGCAGACGGTTGGAAGCACTACCGGTTTGAACTGCACCAACGCTTCGTGCAGAGCCGCATCCACGAAATCAAGGTGGAGTTCTTGAAGCATCAAGACGTGGACAAACTCTACAACGAGATGCAGGAGATTCGTTCTCTTGACCCCGATCCGATTGCTACGGAGGCCCACGAATTGCTTGTGGGGTATATGATGGAATTGGACTCCATTCTTTCGGGTCGGAAGCCAAGCCGCATCACACCCACCTACCATCCTAACACCGACCGCCTTATCACCGGCTTCAAGCCATCCGAGTTCATCATTTTGGGAGGCAGACCTGCGATGGGGAAGACCACCCTTGCGGTGCAGTACGCCCTGAACCAAGCCCTTGCAGGGCGAGCGGTGGCCTTCTTCACGATGGAGATGTCCACCGACCAATTAATGACCCGACTTGTCAGCAACCTTTCGGACATTGATGGCGAAGCGTTCTTGGATGCGCAAAACCGCATCACCCCGCAGGACTTTCAGCAGATGGGCATTGCGGTGGACAAGGTGAAGAATGCGCCCCTGCACATCGTGGACATCCCTGGGGCAGACCCTGGAAGGATTGAGTTGGAGTTAATGAAACTCATCAAAACTCACAAGATTGAAGGGGCATACATAGACTACCTTCAGTTGATTTCGGCCCTGCCCGAAGACCGAAGCAAGGCGAGGATTGAGCAAGTGACCAACATCTCCAAGTACATCAAGGCGATATGTAAGAGGCTGAATATATGGCTCTGCGTGGTGTCTTCGTTGTCAAGGAATGTGGAGCAGAGGGAGAGCAAGAGGCCCAAGATGAGCGATTTGCGTGAAACGGGGCAGTTGGAGTTTGATGCCGACAAGATTCTGTTCGTGTTTAGGCCGTCCGAGTATATGGATGATTCGGATTACAACAAGGACGAGTTGAGGGATGTTATGGAAATCCTGTTTCGCAAGAACAGGAATGGCAGTATCGGTACTGCAATGGCTAAAGTTCAATTACAATACACAAAAGTGTTGGAATTTAGCGGAGATATACCTACCTTTGAGGAGAAGATTGCAACCAAAAAAGCCCCATTCTAATGAAATACGGATCCGTTTGTTCTGGCATAGAGGCCGCCTCGGTTGCTTGGCACTCCCTTGGATGGGAGGCTCAATGGTATTCGGAGATTGAGCATTTCCCTTCGGAGGTTCTCAAGCATCGTTTTCCCGATGTCCCCAACTTGGGGGATATGACTCAATTAACTTCAAACCTCACATTCAATGAAAAATCAATTGACCTTTTGGTCGGAGGAACTCCCTGCCAATCCTTCAGCGTTGCCGGACTTAGAGGTGGCCTTGCTGACCCACGAGGAAACCTTATGCTCACATTTCTCGCATTGGCTGACGCTAAGAAACCCAAGTGGATTGTCTGGGAAAATGTCCCCGGTGTGTTGTCAAGTAACGGAGGAAGGGATTTTGGAACCTTCCTCGGGGCGTTGGGCAAACTCGGGTATGGGTTCGCATATAGGGTTTGTGACGCTGCCAACTTCGGAGTCGCACAAAGACGCAGAAGAGTGTTTGTTGTCGGACACCTTGGAGACTGGAGACCTGCCGCAGCGGTTCTATTTGAGTCCCAAAGCCTGCAAAGGGATTCTAAGCAGAGCCGAGCGAAGAGGCAAGAAACTCCCTCTGATACTGAAGGAAGCGTTGGAGAGGCAGGCGATGTCAGTTGCGCAGGAGGAAATGTAAGTCCTTGCGTTACGAGCAAATGGAAAACGGGATATGGAGGGCCGAGTGGTAGCAATGAAACGGGGAATATGGTTTATGAGCAAGTCGCTCAACCCATTATGTTGGACGATCAAGGGGGTTCGGTTATGAGGGTTATTGATGATGGCGTTTGTGGTACATTAAGAAGGGAAACACACGGTCACGAACCATTAGTCGCTCAACCGCAATACTTTGAGAGCCATCCTAACGACTCACGAGTTACTGGCCCACACGATGTAGGTAACACCGTCAGCGCAAGGTATGGAACGGGAGGGGGGAACACCCCGCTTGTTTCTCAGCCATTCCGCAAAGTACGCAGAGCGCAATCCGAAACCGATTTTGAAACTTGGGAGAAAGACGAGAAGGCAAACACGCTGAATTGCTTTGATCAAGGAGATGTAAGGAGTACGAATGTTGTCGCTCAACCCATTGCCGTGGATGTTTACAATCAAACTATTGATGGGCAGACATCTGCTACACTCACAAAGGCGGTTGGAGGCACAAACACAAGTGGGCCAAAGATTGCTCAACCCATTGCCGTGGACTGCTTCAACCAAACCATCAACGAGAAGACCTCGCAGACGATTGGTTCTTCGGCTTCGGATGTGAACCATTACGGTGCGGTGTTGGAGCCAAAAGCGGTTGACTTTAGGAATAGCAAGATTGATGGTGATGTTACGATGACTTTGCAAAGCAAACCAAACGGAGGCTATTCGGTAAACTATCAACCCGGAGTGTTGCAGACAATGGCTATTCGTAGGCTGACTCCAAAAGAGTGCGAACGGTTGCAGGGATTCCCCGATGATTGGACAAAGATTCCCTATCGCAACAAACCCGCTGAACAATGCCCCGATGGGCCGAGGTACAAAGCCTGCGGTAACTCAATGGCCGTACCAGTGATGCGATGGATTGGACAAAGGATTGAGTATGTTGAATCGTTAATGAAAGACCTATGAAATACGCAGGAATGTGTCCAGAACACGGATTGATAGCACACGATGCTCCAAAGGCAATGCTTGACATTAAGACCGGGCCATACTGCCCATACTGTGGTAAACTCGTTTTGGTTCTGAAAACGGATAAAAAGAAGAAGAAATAGAAATGGAACACAAAGTTGGCTTGATTGAAAACAAGATGGTGGAGAACATCATCTCGGTGGTTGCGTCCTACTTCAGCATCACTCCAGAAGAGTTGCAGAAGAAGACCCGCAGGGCCAACATCGTCCACGCCCGGCAGATATGCACCTTCCTCATCCGCAAGTACACGAATGTCAGCAAGTACGCCCTGGGTCGCGTCTATTTCAACCAAGACCATAGCACCGTTATTCATTCGCTCCGGCTGATTGAAGAAGAGCAGGCTATCAACACCCGTGGAACGAGCCGAGACTTAGAGAACCTCAGCGACATCATTGAGGGCAAAGCACCGGCATTCAAGGCGAAGGTCAAGACCAAGTTCTGTGTTTTGGTTCGGTGCGAGGATATGAAGGACGAGTATTATGGCTTTTGGGACAACTCGGACGAAGCCAATGTCTGCCTCCAGGATAGAATCAAGTCGCTTGTCGGGAGGAAAGGCCCAGACAAGTGCGTTGAGAGTACGATGATTAAAGTGAAAGTGATTAACAATGCCTAAACCCAAATCAACCCCCTTAGAGCTATTTATGGATTGGCTATCCAACCAACCAGGCTTGGTGCTGAAGACCGTAGTAATGAAGAAGGCTGACAAACTTCATCAGCGCGAGGAAATCAATCACTTGAAGGCCGCCTATGCAGAAGGGTACGACAATTACTCGCACCCCAAGAATTACACGATTGACGCTTCCGAATGGTATGCCCGGAAGTACAAGCGTTCCGAAAAAATTGGCTGCCGAAAACCTAAACCTTTCTACAAACCCAAAGAAAATGTCACAACAAAACCCACCAAAAGTTTACGCAAAAGGGATTTACGTTAACAAGAAGATTATCGCAGGCAAGGAGCTTGTTGAACTCTCTTTTAATGCAGACCAATTCGCCACCTTCCTTGAGGCACACAAAGACGATAAGGGCTATGTCCGAGTCGCTTGTTGGCCGAAGCGTGAAGCGGATAAGTACGGCACTCACAATGCCGAGTTGAATACCTGGAGACCTACCCCAAAGGCAGATGTTCAGGAGACCAAGGATGACCTTACATTCTAATGGGAGCAGTCTTTAAGTGGCCGACCATCCTATGCGGATTGTTGTGCATTGCGAAGATCATCAGCCC